GTGCGTCGCGGCGACCGACGCTGGATATCCTCCGGATTCTTCACCTTCACCTCGATCTGCCGGCCCCTTCCACGCTTTCGGTTCGCACGCCTCCTGATTTCGTCGACCGGTTCCCGGTGGAACCGGCACAAGTCGGTTTCCGTGCTCGACCTGTCGACTGTGATCGAAACCCTCTTGACGTCATCCTCGGGTGTCGGACACGGCTCCATGTTGCACACGAGGATCACCCTCTCAGCCACTGGAACTCCTCAGCTCAGCCCTCTCTCTGGCCTCCCCTAGGGAGGCGACATTACTACTGACAAGCCCGGGGAACATCCGTTTACCCCGGATCCGCGCGTTCCTGACCTCATGCCCCGCCGGCAGTCCGATGTAGTCCCGGACCTGCTTCTCGGTCGACCAGTTCCCCATGGCCCTGACGACCTCGATGGCGTTCGGCTCGCCCTCATCCAGGAGCTGGAAGTACAGTCCGCGGGCGATGCTCCGGCGGAGGGTGTGCATCCCCTCGCCGAGGGCCTTGCCGTTCTCGTCACGAGTCGGGAAGCCCACCGCGTTCAGCGCGGCGTGCGCGATCCTCTGCTGGGTCCCCTTTCGCTTCGGCGTCGAGATCGGCTTGTTCGGGATAGGCCGCCCCGTGCCTGGGATGACCTTTCGATCAGCGCCCAGGCGCGGGGGGTTCTTCGCCGGGACCAGGTACCAATGCGGATCCAAGGGGCCGCATGCCTCCGTGTACCACGTCAGCCACCGTCGAAGCTCTTCGTCCAGCTCTGTCGAGATCGGCATGCTGTCCGTCTTGTAGGTCTTCGGGATGGTGTAGCGGATCATCCCGGAATCCAGGTCGATGTCGTCGACGCGCAAGAGCGCGAACTCCACGCCTCGACCGATCAGGTAGCACCCGAGCGCCAAGAGCATCCGGTCACGCGGATGCTTGGCGGCATCCAGGAGGGCCGGGACCTTGCTGACGGGGATCCCGCGCCAGGTGCGCTTCGGGGCGCGCGGTGCCTCCCGGTCGGCGATCGGGTTGTTCCGCGTCCTGCGGGTCCGGAGAGCCCACTTGAAGAATCCCTTCAGGGTCGCCGTGTCGACGCCCTGGGAAGCCGCTGAGCGCTTCCCAGAGTCAGTCAGCGTCCGGAAGTACGTGTCGATGTGCTCCTCGCCGATGTTCTCGACGTACAGGTTCCCCGTGATCTCGAGGAACCTGCCGAGGATGCTGACGTTCGACCGGATCGTCTCGGCAGCTTTGCCGAGCGATCGCCGGTGAAGAATGTAGTCGTCGATCGCCGGCGACAGCTTTTGCTTCATAGCCCCTCCGCTGCATGGTTACACCTGAGATCTTCATAGTAACACGGACCTGCAGTGACACAAGAGATACTCTCTTACGGGCGTTCTGTACGAACACGCATCACGGTCCCGACCTGGCGGTTTCGAGCCTCGCAGCTCGGCTGAATTACTGTGACACCGAGTTCATTCGGTGTCAACCGATCGGCCACCAGGCGCGTCTACTGTCAGAAGCAAGGGTCGCGGGGGCTCGAGCTTTGACGGAATGTCGGTGTCACGTCTACAGTGTGTACATGGGTCGAGTACAAGGGGGTCCGCCCTGATGGCGGAGCGAGTGATCGAGAAAGAGCCCCTCCGGCGTTGGTTAGCCGAGGGGCTGAACAGGAAGCAGATCGTCGAGAAGATCCACGAGTCGACGGGCCATCAGGTGAGCCCGTCGGCGATCTCGAACGCGATGAAGAAGTGGGGGTTCGCACCCCTGCGAGAACGCCATGACGAGATGATCCCGTGGGTCGTGAAGACCGAGCACCTGGAGCTGACCATGGCGACGCTCCTGCGTAAGATCGCCCGCCGGCGGAAGGGCCTGCCGAACCCACCTCGGATAGAGGTCTGGGTCGATGGCTGGCTCGACCGGCTGGCCGAGCAGGACGTCGTGATCGGGTACGTCCCGGACGCACTCCACGAGGAGGACGTCTTCCCGTTCTTCCAGCGGCTGGACTCTGACGGTCCACCGCTGAGCGAGGATCGCGAGCACGGCGCCATCATCAGGCGCCCGTAGTTCCGTAGTCCGTAGTACGACGATGGGCCCGACCGCCTAGCGGCTCGGGCCCTCTCCTATTGGAGCTTCTCGAGAAGCTCCCTTGTGTCGTCTCTAGACGACACCTCTATCTCAGAGCTGAGGGCCTCAAGCCCTTCAGCTCTTCGACTGGAGCGCCTAAAGGCGCTCCTATAGGGAAAGACGATTATAGCTTTAGCGTACCACGGTGACACTGGGGATGGCAAACTTGCCACCCAGGGGATCTCCAGAGTAACGTTACACATGAGGGGCTGATCGGGTCCCGGCAAGGACTTACTTCACGGCGTTACCTGATCGTTGCAGGAACCAACCAGCTGAGTGCTTGACGGCTACAGAGAGTGCGTTTTAACTTTCGAACATCCGCGTCGGCCTGGGGGCACAGTTACCCTGGGCAACTCCCCGGCCGCGGACCTTACGGGTGGGGAGAGTCGTGCGGGGATCAGAAGACTTTGAGTGGTACGACCTGGAGGGTGTCGGCGTCATCGTGAACGTAACCGACATCGAGGAGATCTCCAGAGTCACGAAGAGGATGGCCCAGGATTGGACCTGGGACGGCGTCAGCGTCGACTGGACGCCCGAACAGGAAGGTGAGGTACCGACGGAATGGATCTGCCTCCGGGGCGCGCAGAGGCGCCCACAGAGCCTCGCGAGTTGAGGGAAGTTCTCCTGAGTGCGATGATCGCCGCCGTCTTCGAGGACGGCGACACGCCCCTGGTCCGTCAGGGCATGGCGACCACCGAATGGAACCTGCTCTCTATCGCTGCTGACGCCGCGGCGAAGGCCGCTCAGCAGCTGCTCGATGAGCAGCGTCGCGAGATCGCGAACGAGATCAGTGAGCCCTCGGGGTGGCAGTTGGATGACCCGAGGATGCACTACGTCGACGTTCAGATCGACAAGGACTTCTACTGCAAGCTGAAGAACCCGTGACCGGGCTCGACTACGAGCACGTCTCACACAGCCAGCTTGGGGACTGGCTGCGGTGCCAGAAGCAGTTCCAGCTGAAGAGGATCCAGCGGGCGCCGAAGGTGCCGGCGTGGTGGCTCGTGGGCGGTTCTACCATCCACGAGGTCACCGAGGACCTGGATAAGCGGTCGGTGGAGTTCTCTGTGTCTCCGGCTGACCAGGACGTGACACTGGAGATCGAAGAGCTCACCCTGGGAAAGCTCGATGAGCTGACCGCCCGAGAGGTCGAGCGCTCCGGTGTCCCACACGACCAGTGGTTCTCCGCCGGGAACGGCAAGGGCCAGAACTACGACTGGTGGAAAGAGAACGCGCCCAAGCAGGTAAGCAATTACCTGCAGTGGCGCGCGAGGACCGGCTGGAAGTTCGCGACGTTCTACGACGACCTTCCGGGGCTCGGCCTGGTCGAGTTCCCGGCGATCGAGTGTGACTTCCATGTGACACTGGAGATCAACGGCGAACAGCGCCCGTTGATCGCGATCCCTGACCGGGTCTTCACGCTCCCCGACGGAGACCTAGTGGTGACGGACCTGAAGTCCGGCGCCAGCACCCCCGAGGAGCTGCTGCAGCAGGGGCTGTACGCCAGCGTCATCGAGATGTCCGGCCACCAGAGGCCGGCGTTCGGGACGTTCGTGAAGACGAAGACCGGGGAGCACACGCCCCTCCGGCCGCTGGACAAGTACACCCTCCCGTACCTGGAGCAGAGGTTTACCGGCTTCCGAGCACAGCTCGAATCGGTCCTCGAGAACCAGGCGTTCATCCCGAACGTAGGCGACGCCTGCCGGACCTGTCCGGTAGCGGGTGCCTGCTACGCCCAGGACGGCGCCAACAGCGCCCTCTGGGACCCGAGCGACCCGAACTACAAGGAAGGTAGCAAGTGAGCGAGCAAGCGAACGAGACCGTGCTGGTGCCCGAGGACGTCGAGGCGGCGTACACGGTGAATCTGAAGACCAGCGCGAACTACGACTCCGGGATGCTGACGATCCGCGCCATGGACGCGGAGCAGTTGAAGGAGCGCCTGATCGAGGTCCAGCTGACCGAGCTGGTACCGACGATCATCGCCGTCGAGAAGGAGCTGCAGGCCGCGGAAGCCGCGACTCGCCCGGCCGGCGCTGCGAGCCAGTCCGGCGGATCCAGTGGTAGTACGAGTGACTCCGGGGTGAAGTACCACCCCGAGGGCAAGAAGTGCGACAAGTGCTCGGAGGCCGTGGTCTACAAGGAGATCAAGACCAAGGCCGGGAAGACCTACAAGCTCTGGTCCTGCCCGAACCAGTCCGCCAAGGGTGACGGCCACCACAGCGAGTTCATCTGATGGACGCCGGCGACATCGAGAACCGTTTCAACTTCCACGCCGCAACCACCGATGAGAAGCGGGACGCGCACACCAGCGTCCGACAGGGCGCCCGTCGCCTGGCCGACGACCTGAACGAGCAGCTCCCTGAGGGGCGCGAGAAGGCTCTCGCGATCACGAAGCTCGAAGAGGTCATGTTCTGGGCGAACGCCGCCCTGGCTCGGCAGGCCTGATGCAACGTCTCCAGAGGATCAGTGTCCGGGACCTGGCGGCCCGGGAGCCGCTCCCGGACCTGCTCGGTCTGGGGAAGTCCTTCGGTGCGTTCTTTCGTCGGGGTCAGAGCACGATGATCGCGGCTTACCCGAACAACGGTAAGTCCGCGGTCGCCCTCTGGCTGAGCGTCATGTACGCCCGGCTGGGCTACAAGGTCCTGTACTTCTCGGCGGACACCGACGAGTGGACCACCTGGAAGCGTTCGGCTGCGATCGTCACGGGGCAACCGCAATCGAGCGTCGAGCAGATGGTGAAGGCCGGGACTGCTGACGTCCTAGTCTCGGCCGCGCTCGCCCGGCTGAAGGGCCGGCTGAGCTTCTCCTTCGAGACAGACCCGACGTACACCCACCTCCAGGAGGAGGTGGCGGCGTTCTTCGAACTCTGGGGTGAGTACCCGGACGTCGTCGTCGTCGACAACCTGATGGATGTCGTCGGCGAGAACGAGGACGAGTACGGCGGGATGCGGGACCACACGAAGGCTTTCAAGCGATTGGCAAGGGCAACGGACTCCTGTCTGGTCACGTTGCACCACTGCAACGAGCCGGCTCCCCAGCGGGGCCGGGATGGTCAGGTCAAGAAGGTCTACCACCCGCCGGCCCGTGCCGAGATCACGGGGAAGGTCGCTCAGAAGGGCGAGCTGATCCTCACCGCCCGGATCGACGGAGGGATCTTCCAGCTCGCGGTCGTCAAGAACCGCGACGGCGACAAGGACGAGTCAGGGGAGCTGTTCATCCAGCTCCGCGCGGACTTCGACCGGATGCAGTTCTTCAGCATGCAGAACGAGAAGTTAGGAGCGGCAGCGTGAGCGTGCATGTAGCGCGAGAGCTGATAGTGCAGGACGTGAATGACGAGTTCGCTCTGACGTCCCTGCCGTACGACGAATTCCAGGACTGGGGAGACGACGAAGGCCCGGCGATCGCCAAGCTCCAGGTGAACCGCAAGGGCGCGACGGTGCTGATACACCGGAACGACCTCCGGAATCTGCGGACCTTCATCAACGAGGTCCTCCGAAAGGACGGAGACCTGTGAGCCGGCCGTTGGCTCAGTCGTGGGTGTCCTACCACGACACGGAAGCGGAGGCCGCGGAGAACGCCATCGACGCCCTGCAGAAACTCCAGGCGTCCGAGCAGTTCGAGTTCGTCGCCTACCGGCTCGGGTTCGACCTGAAGCAGCAGAAGCACTTCCTCGAGGTCGAGTACTTCGACCTCATCCCGGACGGTGCAGCGTGAACGCGGTAGAGATCGCGGGGCACGACCGCCGGCCGATCCGCCGGGCGGTCGAGGCGATCTTCAACGAGCGTCTGGCGCAGGACGAGAAGTGGGGTCCAGAGCAGACCCACCCGGATGGAACTGGCCTGTGGGGTGATGCAGACAAAGCGGATGCCGCCCGAGCGGCCTGCGAAGACGCTGCAGTGGATGGCAGTTTGACCTGGCGGGACATTCTCTGCGAGGAGTTCAACGAGGCCCTCGCTGAGTCGGACCCGGCAGCACTCCGCGCGGAGCTGATCCAGGTGGCCGCGGTCTGTGCCGGCTGGGTTCAGGACATCGACCGCAGGGCTGCATGAACGGGCGGGTCTGCCTCGCCTGTGGCAACCCGCTCGAGGGTAGGCAGCTGAAGTTCTGCGCGGACCCGGAGTGCGTCACCAAGCGGAAGCGCGCCGAGCACCTGATGAAGCTGTACGGGCTGACGGTCGAGCAGTTCGACCAGATCGTCGAAGCCCAGGGTGGGCTCTGTCCGATCACGAAGAGACCCCTCTTCCCAGAGGAGGGGACGCAGTTGGTCCACGTCGACCACGACCACACCACCGGGATCGTCCGCGGGGTCGTCACGGCGTACGCGAACACACGGCTGATCGGCCGTCTGCGGTCCTGGGAGACCGCACAGGCACTGGCGGACTACCTCCGCGATCCACCCGCTACAAGGGCCCTTGGAGGCCCAGTCATAGCCCCTGGAAGACCCAAGAAGACCAAGAGGAAGAAGCGACGTAGATGACCGAGGTAGCTACCAAGGAAGCCCTGAAGCTCGAGCGCCAGAGCATCGACATCGAGGTCAGGCGCGCTGAGCTGGAACTCAAGCGCGCGGAGCTGCGGAAGACCACGGCTGACGCCCTGGAAGCCGAACTGCAGGCGGAGGCCCGTGGGATCTCTCTCGTGACCATCCGCAAGGAGGAGGAGCGGAAGAAGCTCCTCGAATCCCAGAAGCTCGTGTACGGGTTCAACGCCGAGATCAACGACGGGACGGTCGATAACTTCGTCGACTGGCTCGAGGACCGCCGGTTGCGGTTCCCCGGCCAGGAGCTGACTGTCTACCTGAACTCCCCGGGCGGTTCGGTGTTCTCCGGGTTCGTCGCCCAGGACGCCATCCGCGAGGCTGTCGAGGGCGGGAACCCCGTGACCGTGAAGGTCACCGGGATGGCTGCCAGCATGGCAGGCGTGATCGCCCAGACGGCGACCAAGCGCCTGATCGGCAAGAACTCCGAACTGATGCTGCACACGACAGCATCGTTCGCGATCGGGAAGTCCTTCGAGATCTCGGACGTCGACGAGTTCGTCCGCCGGCTGACCCGGAAGTGCATGGCCAGTTACGCCGAGCGCTCCGACAAGTGGGACACGGACGCGCTGTTCGAGAAGGTCCACGGCGGACGTAAGGACTGGTGGCTCTCGGCTGACGAGGCCGTCGAAGAGGGCTTCATGGACGGGACGTTCTAGCGGTGCCGTTCGTCGAAGGCATCCGCGGCCCGGACCCCATCCGCTGGTGCGGGTGTGGGGTCTGGCGCCTCGAGCTGATCGGGCAGTTCCTCAAGAGCGACCCGGAGATGACGGACCTGAAGGACTACGTCTACGAGTACTCGCACATGCCGATCTGTCCGGTCTGCAAGGACAAGATCAGGACGGGGGAGCTGGTGCTAGATGACGCCACTGGAGCGAGCTTGGCTGGAGTACTCGGGTGACGAGATCCCTCCCCATGAGGGATGGGTCAAGGTCCGGTGCGCGGCGCACTCTGAGCGCCGGCCGTCCGCGTCCGTGAACGTCGAGCTCGGGAAGTGGCGGTGTTACGCCGGCTGCGGCCGGGGCGACGTCTTCGACCTGATCGGGATCCGTGAGCACGTCGACGAGTTCCTTGAGCAGAAGCAGATAGCGATCGAGAGGTTCGGATGGGAACCAGAGGAAGACCCGGAGCCGACGGCAATGAACCCGAACCCGCGGAAGCGCGTGAAGCGGGACAAGAAGCCCTGGAAGCCTCCCTGGCTGTGAAGTTCCAGGAGCCGACGGTAGGAGGGCTCACCGGAGCCCAGCTGAGCCAGCTCCGGAAGATCGAGTGCACCACGGAGATCTGCGAGATCTGTGAGAGTGAGGATGACTAGATGGCGGAACTTCCTCGCTTGTCTGCTCAGCGGCGCGCCCTTCTGGCGCAGGCGACTGAGCGGTACGCCGGAGCGTTCCCGGGCTCGCCGGCTGATGAGTATCTCGCGGGGCGGGCCATCAGTGAACGCACCGCGGCGAGCTTCCAGCTCGGGTACTGCGCGGATCCGATCGAGGGGCACGAGCGCTTCGCCGGCAGGCTAGCGATCCCGTACCTCACCCCTGCTGGTGTGGTCGGGATGCGGTTCCGGAAGCTCGTGCTCACTGAGGACGACGACGAGAAGTACTCGCAGGAGAAGGCGGTCCGGACGGGGTTGTACAACGTCCTGGACCTGCACAAGTCGGAGCCGTGGATCGCTGTCTGTGAAGGAGAACTCGACACGATGGTGATGTCAGCGGTCGTGGGAGTCCCGGCTATCGGGATCCCCGGCGTCGACCACTGGGGCGTCAACGGTTCCACGTGGGCGCGTCTTCTCCAGGACTACGACACGGTGTTCATCTGCGTCGACCCGGACAAAGCGGGTCGCAAGATCCAGGCGGATATCGCACGACGGGTAGAGAACCCGATCGTCATCGAGCTACCGGCGGACGTGAACGACACCGTAATCAAGCACGGGGCACCCTGGGTGCTCGAGAAGATGGGACTTGACTGATGGCGCACGACATCCCGATGTACAGGCACGACGGGGGTGATCGGCCTTACTTCCACGGCGGCCCGGGATGGAGTCACCCCGGCGCCGCGTACGAGTGCTACCTCCAGCACCCTGGTGACCCCGGATGGGTCGACCAGGAGGCCCTCGAGGCAGAGTTCCCTGACCCGGACGAGGTGTACGTCCCGAAGCACAGGAAGCCGGAGCAGGCCGGTTACCAGTTGACGTCACCGCCCTACCTCACCGCGGACCGCGAACCCCCGAAGATTGCTCCACGGTCGACCCTCCTGTGGGTCGGCGTCGACCTCGACGGAACGATCGCCGAGCCCCTGTGGACTCCGGAGAATCCGACGTCCGAGATCGGAGTCCCGATCTGGAGTAACCTCGGCAAGCTCGTCGAGCTGACCGAGGCCGGCTACAAGATCGTGATCCACACCAGCCGGCCGTGGACCGACTACGAAGCCATCGAGACCTGGTTGAACCACTACCAGATCCCGTGGCACCAGATCCAATGCGGCAAGCCGCTGTTCGCCCTGTACGTGGACGATCGCGGTCGACACTCAGAAGAGGAGAGCTGGCTACCGTGACGATGCCCAGGAGCTGGAATCACACCCATAGGGATGGGGTGGGTTGGACGCACATCGAAGGTGAGACATGTGACCTTGGGGCGGTGGTACGGGTGACTCCGAAGCCTGGGTTTACTACCAAGGATTCCGGAGCCCGCGAGCAGTACGACTCGGGGATGGTCCGGGACACCAACCAGGGGAAGCCGCGGTTCGACCTCGTCCTCCCCGAAGGGGTGCCGTACAAGGACCAGCTGTTCACCAGGGTCGCCGAGCTGATGGCTCGGGGAGCGGAGAAGTACGGGGACCGGAACTGGGAGAAGGCCGCCGGCGCGCCCGAGCTGGCGCGCGCCAAGGAGTCCGCGTTCCGCCACTTCATGCAGTGGTACCTCGGCGAGACCGACGAGGACCACGCGGCTGCGGTGTTCTTCAACATCCAGGAGGCCGAGTTCGTGAAGTTCAAGCAGCAGAGCGCTGCCCAGAACGTGACACTGGAGACGCGGAAGATCTCTGGGACGCGGCATACTCGCGGCGCGGGTTGCCTGGCCTGCAAGGAGGCGGATCTGTGAAGGTCCTCCTGATCGACATCGAGACGACGCCGAACCTCGCGCACGTCTGGGGCCTCTGGAACCAGAACGTCGGGCTGAACCAGCTTCTCGAAGCAACCGAGATGTTCTCGTTCGCAGCGAAATGGCTGGATGGGAAGAAGACTCAGTTCTTCAGCACCTTCCACGACGGCAAGGAGCAGATGGTCCAGGCCGCTTGGAACTACCTGAACGAAGCGGACGTCGTCGTCGGCTGGAACTCGAAGGCGTTCGACGTCAAGCACCTGAACCGTGAGTTCCTGCTGGCGGGGATGCAACCCCCGTCGCCGTTCAAGCAGGTCGATCTCCTTCTGGAGGTCCGGAAGGTCTTCAAGTTCCCGAGCAACAAGCTGCAGTACGTCAGCACGATTCTCGGGTACGAAGGCAAGGTGTCCCACAGCGGACACCAGCTCTGGATCGACTGCCTCGCCGGCGACGCGAAAGCGTGGGCGAAGATGCGGACGTACAACAAGCAGGACGTCGACCTCCTCGAGCCGTTGTACCTCCAGCTTCGGCCGTGGATCAGCACGCCGAACCCGGCGCTCTACGGGGACACCGACGAGCACGCCTGCCCGGCGTGCGGGTCCGAGGACTTCACTCGTCAGGGGTACGCGTTCACGAAGCTCGGGCAGTTCCAGCGGTACCTCTGCAGTTCGCCGAAGTGCGGCAAGTGGTTCCGCGGGGGAACCAGGGTTGCCGCGGTGGACCTCCGGGAGGTGGCGTGATCACCCCAGAGCCCACTGCCGAGTGGACACCAGGTCGCACCGGGATCTACTACCCGGCCGCGATCGCAGCCGCAGGCCACCTCGGAGTGATCGAGGAGCGGTGCGACAACCCGAGGCACGAGATGTACCTGGTCGAGGGTATGGCGTGCTTGGGATGCGGTGCTGCCGTATGACCCAGGCAGCACAAGACTGGTCGGTCGAGACGTACGAGTACCTCGCAGAGCTGGCGGAGATCGTCGCTCGCCAGGTCCACTCGTGGTTCCCGATGGTGGAGAAAGACGACCTGTCCCAGGAGGCCCTTGTCTGGGCCGTGAAGCATCCCGAGAGGCTCCAGGAAGCCCTGGAGCTAGAAGACCCCATGGAGTGCTCCCGGAAGCTCTCAAGGGCAATGAGGAACTACGCCCGGGAGTACGCACGGCGCCAGCGGGCGTACGAGAACAAGGGCGACGTCTCCGACGACGTCTGGTACCAGATCGGGGTCCTCAAGGGGACCACGGCGGCCGGTGACGGGCGCGGTCTCCTCCACCACATCTACGACGACGCGTCCTGGATGTACCCGGAGAACAACCTCCCTGAGGGCGGGAGTCCTGGCAGGTCCAGCAAGCCGGACCCGGCTGAAGGCGGGAACTGGCTGACGACCCTGGCGGACGTCAGCCGGGCGGTGTCCCTGATTCCGCCGGCGGACCAGGGCCTGATCGAGTGGCACTACCAGCACGGGAAGACGTACGAGGAGATCGGGGAGCTCTGCGACCCCCCGGTGTCCGCCCAGACGGTGATGCGCCGGATGGACCGTGCGATCAAGAAGGTCCAGCAGATCCTCGGCGGCCCGAAGCCGCGGAAGGACCCGTCGGAGCCGGGATGGGACGCCGAGATCGTAGGCCGGCGGCACGCGATCTCGAACGCATCCGCTCGAGCGATCACGGACGGGAGCTACAGCGAATGAGCGATCAGGACGTGGTGGCGGAGGAGCACGACGGCGCGACAGCCGTCGTGCAGGAGGTCCTCTTGGATCTCCTCGCCCGTACCGCCGATGACACGACGTGGCTCCAACTGAGCCCCGACGAAGTCTCCGAGCTTCAGGCGAGCCTATGGCAGGCCATGGAGCGATCCGATGAGAACGAGGCCAGGGTCGCGGTTCTCCGCGCCGGCATGGCCGTACTCCTGGAAGGGACTCAATGACGTACCTAGGACCCGTCGCCCACGACAGTGGGCACGGGAACCTCCCGATCCGCCGGCTGGTGGTGCACTGCACCGCCGGCGCGGACGCCAAGGGAGCGAGGGGGACAGCGAGGTACTTCGCGTCCTCTGCTGCCACCGGCAGCGCGCACGAGGTGATCGACCCGAAAGAGGTCATCATCTGCGCGTACGACGACGTCGTCTGCTGGCACGCTCCTCCGAACCCGCACTCCAAGGGCTACGAGCTCGCCTGCTCGCTGAGCAACGGCGGCAAGGGCCACTGGGCCCTGGCGTCGCATCAGGCGATGCTCCGACTCCTAGCCAAGGAGGTCGCCCGGGACGCAGTGAAGTACTCGATCCCGGTTCGCCACCTGACCGTCGCTCAGGTGAAGGCGAACGAGGCCGGCATCTGCGGCCACGTCGATGTCACGAACGCGTTCCACCAGAGCTCACACACGGACCCCGGGCCGTACTTCCCGTGGTCCCAGTTCATCCCGATGGTGGCCGCTGAGGTCGCCATCATCACCGGGGGTACGGGAAGTACCCCGACCCCGCCAGTTCCTGGAACAGGAGATTTCACTGTGGCTGAGGCCGACCGCGTTATCGCAGCCGTCACCGAGCTGATCAAGACCACCGAGGGCAACCGCTACGAGGACCTCAAGAAGGCGATCACGGAGTGGGCTGAGGCCCGCGACAACGAGCGTCAGGCGCAGGTGCTCGCGAAGTTCGACGAGGTCATCGCTGCCATCGGCTCCCGCGAGAGCACGGATGTCGCCGGCGGCCGGTACGCCGACCTGAAGACGGCGATCACGACGTGGTCGCAGACGAAGGCGACCGAGCGTCAGACGGTTCTCGTCGAGAAGCTCGACGACCTGATCGCAACCCTCCAGGGTCCGTCGGACCCGACGGTACCGCCGGTGGTAACCCCGCCGGTGGTGGTGCCCCCAAAAGCCTGATGGCGTCCGACGTCCTGTCGGCCGCAGGGTTCACCGGCGAGTCCCTGGCGATCGCGCTGGGGATCCAGTACGCCGAAGCGGATGGCCCTGCAGCCACCGCTCAGTTCGGAGTCCGGAGCGCGTACTCGGACGCCGTAGGCGACCTCGACAAGATCGACACCAAGTGGGGCCCCTCGGTAGGGGACTTCCAGATCCGGACGCTCCGTGACCCGAACTCGGGGAACGCGGCGGACCGGCTCCGGATCGCCGACAAGCTCCGGGATCCGAAGTTCTCCGCGGACGCGGCTTGGATCATCTCCAAGCACGGGACGGACTTCTCCCTCTGGAGCACGTTCGTCCACGGGACCTACCTCCCCTTCAAGGGTCTGGACTTCGAGCTCCGGACCGGCCACAAGAACGCACAGAAGTGGAACGCCTGATGTTCTCGAAGAAGTTCTGGGCCGACCTCGCTGAGCGCGCGGTGGCCTCGGCCGCCGGCGCGGTCGTCGCTGCCGTCGGTGTCGACCAAACCGTACCGAACGCACTCACTCTGGACTACCGAACGCTTGGCGGTCTCGCCGCCGGTGCGGCAGGGTTCTCCATCCTGAAGGCGCTCGTCAAGCTCGGCGGTGCCACTGTCGCTCAGAAGTCCGCGGAGCGGGCTTTCAGCCGCGAGGTCGACAACCTCCTGGCGGAGAACCCCGACGTCAAGTAAGATCCCAGCGTCCATGCAGTACTCACTTCTTTGGACGCGTGGGTGCAGGTTGGGCTTGCGCCCGTAGAACACAAAAAGCCCCGGCTCCTCCACTCGGAGGGCCGGGGCGCTTTCGTGCTTCTGGACTACCACTCACTCATCTTCGAGCCACCTGACTCTGCCGTCACGGTTCACATGGTCACCGACGTGGAACGGGTCGAGGACGCACAACTGTCCGGTCTCTTGGTCCCGGGTGTTGCACGTCCCGACGATCTGACGCTCCAGGGCGTCAGCAATCCTCTCCAGGCTCTTCCCGATCTCGCTCACGCGACAAGGCTAGCGCACTACTGGATTGCAGAGGCGCACGAGCGCATGTGCGGCCTCGAGAGCGTCCTCCCAGGTCCGGTGCCACGTCAGGTTCCCGCGCGCCATGGCGACCCATTTGAAGTCGCCGTACCCTAGGCCAACCGGGTGCTTGAAGACGCGCCCCCGGTGCATCAGTCGCCATCCGCTTCGGCAGCCTGCGCCGCCTTCTCGAAGGCGCCCAGGACCTCCTCGACGGTGCGGCCCTCAGTATCGTTCCACGAGGCGACATGGTAGTCGCCCTCGTCGTCGGCAGCCCCGCCGCCCGCCTTCACCACCAGCTGAGCCGCCCGACCAAGGTCCCTCCGTTCGTCGCGCGTCCGCCACCACGGGTCTCCGTCTTGGGCTGCGGCGTTCACCGCACCCCAGAGGCAGACCGGGCAGTTCTGGTACCAGTCCCCCTCGTCGCCGGAGCCGACGTACGGCTGGGCGAAGTCACCTTGCCACCACCCCCGCCGGCGGATCTCGTCCGCCGCCTTCCGGAGGAGCTCTGAAGTCCGCAGGGTGGTTGCACCCTCGGACGCCTCTGAAGTCTTCGTGTCGTTCACTTGCCTTCCTCCTTCAGCTCGGCTGCGACCTTGCGCAGCGTCTCCGTGACCTGCTCCTTCGTCTGGCCGAAGCGGTCGTTCCAGGAGTAGATGTCGCCCACCTGTCCCCGGAGGGCCATCAGGGCTTCGAAGGTCGGGTCGTCTTCGTGCCCGGATCCCGCCCAGGCCACCCGGTTGAATGCCCCGTACGTGCAGACCTCGCCGGTCTCGCTGCAGTACTCCCTCTGGATCCAGCCGTGGTCGTCGATGTACTGCGCGACATCCTCGAGGACCTGCGCTGCTTCAGCGCTCACGACGTGAGCTCCACGCCGTCGGCCTCGATGAGGTCGGCGATCTGAGCAAACGACCACCCGAGACCGTCGTTCAGATCGGCAAGGGTGGTCGCGGCGAAGTCCTCGGTTTCGATCCTGGTCCGCAGTTGGCCCTTGCGGGTCGTGAAGCCGTAGAACTCCCGGACCTCGTTCGGGAGGTAGCCGTTGTCGTACGTCGCCTCGCCGTTTCCGGCCGGGTCCAGCACCAGTGTGGAGTACCCGGACCAGCTGCTGTTACTGGGCGCCCGTTCGGTGATTCCCTGCTTCGCCGCGACCTCACAGGCTCGCCCGAGGCAGCAGAAGCCGTCCCCCTCGGAGGGGTTCAGGATGCCCGCCGGCGACCGGAGGGATCCGGTCACCTGCCGGAGCCCCTCGGTACGCAGGTCCGCCACCAGCTCGGCGCGGTGCTCGGCCTGCTCTGCCTTCGTCCACTTGCTCACAGGTTCTCCTCCTTGGCTTTCGCGGCGGCCGACCGGAAGAGCCCGGTGACCTCTTCCTTCGTCTTGGCGACGTCATCGTTGAAGTTGACGAGACCCGCGGGAACAAGGTCGCTGTCCCATAGCCAGGCGCCCGCCAGGTCGCCCTCGGAGGTCGAGAGGTAGGGGCTTCCGGTCTCGTTGGAGACGGCGTACAGCGCGCCGTAGGCGCACATCGCGCAGGTCGTCCAATCCTGGTCATAGACGCCATAGTCGCCCTGGATCCAGCCCCGCTCATCGAGCGCGTCAGCTGCCTTCTCCAGGATCTCGCTGATCTTCAAGCTCATACTGCTGCCCTTTCCTTCTGGCGCCGTAGCGCCGCTCTGTCTTCTGTGTTCTCGCCCGCCCAGATACCCCAGGCGTCATTTGCCATGGCCCAGTCGTGGCACCACTGCCTCGCTGGGCATCCGGCGCACGCGGCTGCGACCTCCGCTGTCACCAGCTCGGTGTCAGCGAACTCGGCGTACCTGCCGGTGCACGGCAGGGCGGTGTCTGTGTCAGGCCGACCAGGGATGTACATCTTCGGCATCCCGAGATCGGCAGGGATCTCGAACGGCTCCGAGTGCGCCCAGGGGAGATGTCCCTGGTAGTACCCGTCATCGTTCTCGCCCACGTCCGTGTATCTGTCCCCAGGGGAGCCCATGGTTAGTGAGCGTGCTTGGTTCGGGGGACCCCGGTCCGGCGCTTGGCCGGACGGGCGAGCTTCCTCGCCGCTCGTGCGAGCTTTCCGGCAGCCCTCCGGCGCCGCTTGACGCGCGCCGGGACGGTTCCCTGATAGAACGACCCCTTCGTGTTCTGGATCGCCCAACCGAACATCACCAGGTCGTTCTGCTTCTGGACCATGGCCCGGTAGTCGGCATCCGAGACCTCGTGGAACGTGGGCTCTTCGCCCACTTGCTCGCCTTCGGCGAGTGACTCGGGCTCCGGTTCGGGCTCGACTGACGGGCCCCCGCCCTCGTCGTCGATGCCGAGGCGCTCGGTCAGCTCACCGACCGCAGCCCCCAGGATCTTGCCCTCCTCGGAGGTGATCGGTTGCCAGTCCTGCACTGTCTCGCTCATGCTGCTTTCCGTTCTTCCGTGACGCCTTGGGAACCCGAGGCGTCTTTGAACTGCAAGTCGATCTTGGTGAGACCGTCTCCGCGGAACTGCCTGAACCGCTCGATGAGCTGGACGTCCGATAGCGAGAACTTCTCCGCGATCTCATGGACTCCCAGGCCACACCTGACGAGAAATGTGACTTCCTCGATCAGGTAATCCCTTTCGATAACGTCGTCCCTTTGTTTCCTTTCGGGGTGAATTCCGATCTTCTTCAGGGCGGCACGTAATCCCTCGGGCGTGACATTCAGTTTCTTCGCGAGGTCGGGAACGTGGCCGCCATCGGCGACCGTTTTCTCCCATTCGGCTTTCAGGTCGAATCGGTCGCGAAGGGGTAATGCCTTCACGCCTCGCGCAGTTTGCGGGTATTCACCCAGATATCCACCGGCGCTAGCGCGACTCCAACAGGCGTCACAAAGGCCGCGACTTCCTGCCCGCCGGATCCCGGCGTCGTGCATCTTCCGCCTTGTATCCAAAGGGAGACGCTGGTGCGCGTACCGGGTTACTACCGGCTGGGCGCACTCGGCGCACGGGCGGAGGTCCAGGGACCTCAGAACCTTGTCTGAGAAGCCGTAGACGCCGATCTCAGGCATCTTCCCGGGCTCCGGGGGTGGTCGCACCTCCGAGGGTTCTGGAGGCTCAGGAGGACGCTCAGCGAGGTCCTCCCAGGACTCCTCTTCTAGGTACTGAATGGTCATCTATGCGGAACACCTTCTTTCTTTCTGTTCAGGGCATAAAGAAAGGCACCTTCCCCCGTCCGAGAAGGTGCCTAACTCTGCGCCCTGAGGCGCGGTCTATGTGGGGTATTGTTGTGCTAGCCGACAATCATTTCGTACACGACAAAAGCGGCCAGGATGAGCAGGAAGAAGACTGCACTCATTTCACCTTGACTTTCTTCCCGTATCCGTACAGCGGGTACGGGCATTGGTCGCATTTCTCGGTGGCGTACATCCGTCCGTGCGGACAGATAGTCCGGCGCCAGTGGCGGTGAGATCGCCACTGATGAATCCAATAGAAGATCAATTGATCACCGCCTTCAGGATTAGAAATGCTGGAATCAGAAGGCAGACAAGGACGCCCAGATGGGCGCCTACGTTCCTGCCGATCTCGGTGGGCGTACTTCCCCAGTACCGCGTACGCCGGTGGTGAGCGAGGTCTCGTTGCACGTCTCGCTCGGCGTCGAGGACTCGACGCTCGGTTTCTCTTGGGTCCATCTCTCACCGGTCCAGTAAAGCCGCTGGAACTCCGGCCCTACTGGGCCGACGCCACCGCGCTCGGCGAGCGCGACGACATCGAGTATGTCCTCCGAGAGACCGAGGAGGGAATAGCGTCCCGGTCCGTTCCCTCCGGACCGTGAGGCTTGAGATGACTTCTCGTAGCACTCGCGATGACGGACGGTCCCTGACGGAACCGGCCGCCGGCAATCGACACAGACTAGGTCGAGCCCGGCTTGGAGCGCCGTCCCTTTGAAGCCGGTTTGAGCTCCGGCTTGTTCTTCTCGGTGATCTCGTCCGTCATCTTTTGGTGACGGGCGAGGACCATGTCTCTGTTGAACAGGGGGACGACTCCCACGGAGAGCCCGGCGACGTCGAGTCCTACTCGCTTGCCCCACCTGATCGCCTCCTCTCTGTTCTCGAAGTCGCCGTAGAGGTAGGCGACGGGTAGGCCCTGGACGGCCAGGGCGAACCGTGTCCGGTCGCGCCTGGCGGCGTCCATCGCCTCGATGATCCGCTCTGCCAAGTCCTCGGCGTCCTCCGCGGGCTCCTCCAGGAGCTTCATCACTGCGAGAACGTCAGCCTTCCTCGGCATCGCACCCCCAGACCGTGCAGTAGCTGCGGTCATCGGCGCTCAGCCGTGCCCAGTGGAGCGAGTCCCCTGAAGCGAACTCGGCCGCGCCTGCGGAGTTCCGCGTGACAACCCAGTCGGTGCCGACGGCCTCGACCGTGCGGCATCCGTACGAGTCGCGCCCGAAGGCACCGCCCGCGAACCCGTGGATCACATCTCCAACGACGAACCCGCTAGACATGCTTGGCAGCTCTGGTCAGGACTACGCGGAAGTGCTTGAGACAGAGCTGGCCATGCGTGGCTGGCTTGTCGTGGTGTCCCTCGTGTGCACACTCGGTGCACTTACTGCTGTCGGCGACCCGCCGAGCTGTGCGCTCGGCGCGGTCGGTGCGACGTCGTTGAATCCGTACCTGCCTCACGGCACACCTCCTGTTGGGGGTCATTGCCGGGCCCCTGACCAGCGGATCGCGCTGCCGGAGGGAAGCCCGTTCAGGCGACCCCAGAGACCCGGCAAAGACCGGTCTGGGGTCAGACCTCCAGGCCGCCTTCGGCCATGAAAGCCTTCATCTGGCGGGCGTACTCGGCGCCGAAGGAGATCCGGCCCTCCGGGGTTCCCGGGTATCCGCCGAACCGCTCCGTCTCGACCACCACGGGCCCGACGGTGCCGAGGGAGGTGTTGACGATGGTCGCGACGACACCGGCGTAGAAAGCGATGCGGGTTTCCCACCCTTCGTTGTCCACGAAACGGACGCCGTGGACGAGGTCGCTGGAGTCATCCACGACCTGCCAGGCGGCGACCGGGGTTGCGTCAGTGCTTGTGCTTGTTTCGGACATGCTGGTGATGCCTTCCTTGGATTGGAAATCGGCCGGGCGGCCGATGGGCTAGCTCCCGGAGTAGTGAGAGCTAGCCGACTGCGGCCCGGATGGGTGTCACACCGCTGCCAGCTCGGAAGGCTGGAAGCGTCGTACGAGCTGGGCGTGATCCTGGTCGAACATTAGTTGGTGACATCCGTGGAGGATGTCGCGATCGTCGACGGAGTACTCGGTGGGCAGGTAGCCCCACCTCGCCATCCCCTCCAGGTCCTCCGGGGTGAACCAGGAGTGCAAGGCGGAAAGGTCGGCGAAGCCGCAGACGTACTGCGCCGAGTGGGTCTCGATGCCGTCCTTGGGTGGCGGAGGATGCCTCTCGCCGAGGCAGGTTGCACGCATCAGGTTCTCGAATCGATCCCACTCCCGGCCGTACGCCATTGGCCAGTGGTCCATGTTGTACGGACCGTTGCCGTGCGCGTCCTCGACGCGGTAGACCGTGACGGTAGCCATCAGTCGATCTCCTCGATCGAGAGAATCTCCGCCGATGCGATCGCGTACAACGGCTTGTCGCCGTACCGTGCCCGCACGATCAGCTGGGCACTGATCGAGCTGGACAGGGACGGAGCGACACCGACCACGACGCACCGGATCGTGCGCTGGTACGCCTTGCCGTAGACGACGTCAACCGCCTTGCCAGAAAAGGAATCTAGGTAGACGCTTCGCGTCTCCGGATTCATGGATCGGATTGATTGAGTCATCAGTCGTCAGCTCCCCGCTCGTCTTCGTAGTAGTCCCTCGCCCACTCGACGGCTGTTGCACCGCTGCCGCCGATCGAGTCCGTCAGGTGCAGGAGGTCGACGATCAAGTCGATGATCGTGATGTCGTCCGGCTCGGAATCCATCCCGGGCTGAGCCTTGTAGGCATCCAGCGCAGCCTGTGCAGCTGCGCGCGTACTCCCGTTGTTCGCCATCAGACGTCAGCTCCTTTCAGGGCTTCGGCGACCTTCCTGCCGGAGTCGGTCAGGAAGTACTGCGGCATGTACCTCGGCCCTCCCCAGCCCGTGAGAAGCCCGCGCTCCTCCAGGGATCGCAGGGTGACGGCCGGGAATTCGTTCGGGATTTGGTGCGGGTGCTGAGGGTTGATCTCGGAGACGCGATGGTCGAGCGCTGCGACGAGCGCCTTGCGCTGCAATGCGGTGAGACGAATCTTGGACATGCTGATGTCCCCCTTCAGGAACGGTGAACGGGCAAGGCCGGGCGGCCTTGAGGGGGCCCACGGACGGGGAGGCAAAAGATCACTCCGCCCGTGGACCCGACCAGGGCCCGGGACTGCCGGGTACTACGCCGCTACGTCGAACGGCTGGACGTTCTCCAGGCGGATGTCCTTGCCTGCCGAGACGTCGTAGATCGCCAGCTGGTGGTACCGCTGACCGAGCTCGTACGCCGTACCGAGCTCGGCGACGTGCTGCGAGACGTCGAGGTACAACAGGTCCTTGTCCACCCAGGCGCCGAGGTACTTGCCCGGCTGGGCGAGTACGGCCTTGTTCGCAAGGGAGAACTCACGGACGGCCTTGGAGACGTCCGTGCTGGGGTAGTGCAGGATGCACTCGTGCCCGGGGAGCGACACGATGTACCCCGCTCGGGGAGACGAGACTCCCGGGACGGTTGAGAGGGTGGCGCCTCCGCTGATGCGGACGGCGGCCTCCACCTCACTGCCGATGTCTGTCGTGGTGGTCACTTTTCCCCCTTCAGGGGCTTGACGATGTAATCGAACCGAGCGCGAGCCTCTTGGATGAGGACTCGTGCGGCGTGCGTGATCAGGACAAGGGCGATCGCGCCGAACAGAACGGCGACACCTCCCGGGTACATCGGGAGTTCCTGAATCAAGGAGGTCTCCACTTCAGCCCCCTTTCGAGGCTCTCTAGCGGCCATGCGGCCGACAGAACGGGCCCCGTGGGGCCCGCTCGACTGCGGCATGGATCAGTGGGTAGGTAGGCCGAGACGCTCGCTCAGGGAGGCGATCTCGGCTTTGGCGGCGCGATGGTCTGGCGTCCACCAGTGAGTGGACGAGACGACCGCGAGGAGCTCGACGATGCGAGCGAGTGCTTCGGACCGGCAGTGTTCGTTCCACACCGGCGGGAGGACTCGGGCGCTCATGAGCGGGGCCCGAAGGTCAGGCTCGGGTGAGGTTCCATCGTCGAATCGAGGACGCGGTACGCGCGGCGGAAGTCCAGGGCCGTCAGGCCGAGGTAGATCGCGGCGGACGGGGCGTACCCAGCAGGGTTCCCGCCGTCCGGGATGCTCTGAGCACCGTTGTCGTCCGAGACGTGAAAGCTCCCGTCGCGGTGCTCCACGGTGATCGTGTCGCCCACGGCGTTCACAAGTCGCCTCGGCGGTAGTGCACGAGGCTGGAGACCGCGCCGGTGACCAGCGGGGTCCCGACCACAATCAGGTGCGGCCAGTACTGCACCAACAGAGTCATCTGATCTCACTCCTTCGACTAGCGGCCTGAGGTGGCCGAGCAGGGCCACGGAGCCCCCTTCCCGGGGCGCCGTGACACTGACTGCGATCTCAAGGTTCTCAGAGTCACATGGTGCTCATGGCTCAGTCGTCGAGCATGTCCAGGGCTGCCAGGACGAACACCAACGTGCCGTACAAGTGGTGTCCTTCCGAGAAGTCCAGGAAGGTCAAGCCCCCGGCCGTGATGCCGTAGATGTGGAGCTTGGTGATGTGCACCTTCCCGCCCAGTGAGAACAGGCGGGCAGTGGTGCTAGCGGATCGAAACTTGCGGATGAAATCGCGCATCTCGGTTGTCCCCTCGGATACTCAAGGGTCAGAGCTGGTCTCTGACTCCAGAGACACCGAGGGGGCCCGCAAGGGCCCCCGGTGCTCAGCTTCCTTTGGTGGCAATCCAGATCACGGTGAACGGGATCACGAGGGATCCCCAGAGCACCGACAGAGCGGCGATCAGCTCCCCGCTCACAGCGCCCACCCCGCTTCTTGCTCCAGGCGGTACATGGCGCAACCGATGGCCGTAGCCCTGTCGTAATTGCCCTCCGCGCAAGCCTGGTAGCGGGCTCGGTGGAGTCGTTCGTACCTGACGTACGTGAACATCTCAGTCCACCTCCGGCGCGTCGAGCGCCCAGAGAACCAACGCCTGCAGAGCCTGCAGATTGAAGACGCGATCCGCGTCACTCTCCAGGACGTTCGCCCGGACCTCGGCCAGCGTCCGGCTGAGGTCGTCGAACAGCTCGGCACGCTCGACCGGCTGGCCGCTGGCCAGGCTCGCCAGGACGTGCCCTACGGTGCCCGGGGACTGGTACCAGGATGCGACCCGGACGGCTGCGCCATCCGAGATCGTGTCGCCGTTGAACCGGCTCAGATCGATCTGGGTCAGCATCTCTTCGGATGACAGGTTCCAGTCCGGCGTAGCTTGAATCTTGCTCATGTTGCTCCCCTCTCAGACGAAAAGGGACGGGGTCTCTGACAGCCCGTCCCCCATCGCACTGCATAGGGTTCTAGCCCCTCATGAGCACTCAGGTGCTCGTGTAGGGCGAACGGTCACCTACCTGTGCCCACTCGTCGCAGCCCCGTCTTGCCGGGCCGCTCGCGCCATGTCCTAGGTGACTACTCGCTGATCGGGGTTCAGGGCCATCAGGGCGGCTGAGTTCGTGTCCAAGCGAGGTCGAGCTATTCGGTTGTCCGACTGGAAGGTCCGGCCGCATCCGCTGCGCCCCCCGGGGCTCCGCCCCGGACGCCCGATCTTGGCTCGTACTGCGAGCCCCGGACCCTCCCTGTCTGGACTGCCTCCCGGCTGGCCTGACACCGAGAACGTTACTCCGGAGATCTCCAGTGTCAACACCGGATCGTGGGTTCGTCTTGGCATATCCGTGCCACGGTGCCCCAGAGCACCCAGTGGCACAGCAGTGCCGGAGTGGTGGGGGAGCGAGCGGAGCGCTCGCAGCGAGCGACCCCACTAGGAGGGAGTGGGGGAGGCATGAGCCGAGCCGGGTACGTGTCCCTGGTGGTACATCGGTCCACGTACGCACGCACATACAGGGGCTCGAGCCCATGGTGGTGGGGTGCAAGCACACCCAGCCACCGCTGATTTCGGGTGAACACGCACACCGGAGGTGCACTAGTTCACCGCGCCCGCGTGCTCACGCACGCGCGGGCAATGGTCGCGCGCACGCGTGCGCTTGACCCGGATGTTTAACGGCTCCGCCGTGAAACACATTGACTCACCTCGGCATTATTTGGATAATCCCCAGGCTCGTCCTACGGGGGAAGCGCCCCTAGGGGGCGCAGTGGCCGGCAGCCCCCTCCGGGGTCTGAGCGCCGGCCCTAATGGCCCGGCAAGGGTAGGACTTATACCGTCCAAGGGGTGAGATAGCAACCCCTTGACGGATACTGTGATGAAGTTGTTACATCTGGAAGACCTTGCAGGTCAGAGGCCACATCAGGTGGCTCTGACTGCTGCCGGGACCCTGATTCCGCGTCCCGGCGTGGAATGGGGGTGCCCCATCACCCCCCTTATACAAGTGAGAGCGCGTTCGCGCGTCGAGCGAACGAAGTGAGCGAGGCCCTCGAGGGCCGAGCGAGCTGAGTGAGCGAGACAGACAAGAACCTGAAGGGAAACGACTTTAGGTCGTTCCCTTCACTGAACTAAGGAGCCGGTTCTAACCGGCTCCGTGGATTCGACCTAGAGGTCGAATCCTTATAGAAGACCCTTCCGGAGAATTTCGAATTCTCCGACGAGCGGGGTATCCGCTCATTCCGAGCTGTCTATCCGCTCAGGATTCCTGAACTGCCCTGATTCCTGAACGGGAGCCCCTGATGGGGTCCCGGTACCCACCCCCGAACTCGGCCCCCAGGAGGGCGCGTGGTGAAGCGCTACGTCCCGGCCCCCGGAGGGTCAGGGACGAACCCGAAGAAGCCCCCGCGGTCCCGCGGTGGGGTGTCCGCCGGCGGCAAGAAGTTCACCGCCGTCCAGGCGAAGCTCGCCTTCCTCGACTACATCTCTTCGGGCTACAACATCGACGCTGCGTGCGACCGCGTCGAGCGGTCCCGGAAGACGTACGAGTACTGGCGCAAGAACGACGAGGTCTTCCGCGGGAAGGCTGACGCCGTCATGGCGACCCGAAAGGTCTCCACGACGAGCCGGGATGAGAACCGCACCGCCGCTCGAGCCATGGGGTTCGCGGCCTGGCGGATGAAGTACCTCGGCCGGCCGGTCTACCCCCACCAGCAGCAGTGGATCGACATCCTAGAGGGGCGCGACCCCTCGGATCTCCACCCCGCGCAGACGTACGAGAAGCACTCCGCGACCCGTCTGGTCGTGAACGTCCCGCCAAACCACGGCAAGACGACGACCCTGACGATCGACTACGCGACCTACCGGATCTGCGTGAACCCAGCCATCAAGATCGCCCTGATCTCCAAGGGTGCGGACATGGCGAAGGACATGCTCTCCGGTGTCAAGTCCCAGCTGACCCACCCGGACCACATCGACCTGATCCGGGACTTCGCCCCGGAGGGTGGCTTCGAGGCCACCTCTGACGAGTGGTCCTCGAGCCGGATCCGCCTGGCGGCGGCCGACAGGGACGCAGCCGACAAGGACCCGACGATCCAGGCCCTCGGCCTCGGTAGCCACGTCTACGGCAAGCGCCTCGACCTCGTCCTGGCTGATGACGTCGTCGACACCGAGAACGCCCAGGAGTGGAAGAAGCAACTCCGCTGGCTGACGCTGGATATCGCCAGCCGGCCCGGCCTGTCCGGCCGGATCATCGTCATCGGGACGCGCATCGCGCCCGGTGACCTGTACTCCCAGCTCCGGAAGGGCGACAACTTCCAGAGCGGTAGAACTCCCTGGACCTACCTCTCCCAGCCCGTCCTCCTGGAGGATGACCCGGACCCAGAGAACTGGGTCACGTTGTGGCCGGAAGCGACCACTTCCTGGTGGACGCTCGACGACCCCTGTCCGTGCGGCACCTTCGAGTGCGAGCACGGGAACGGAGACGGGACGTTCCCCCGTTTCGACGGCAAACACCTCGCGCTGGTGCGCGAAGGTACGGACGTCGACGTCTGGGCCCAGGCGTACATGCAGCTGGACATCCAGGGCGTCGCCGCCTTCCCTCAGCACGCACTGACGAACGCCACGAACAAGGCCCGCCGGCGCGGCAAGGACGGCGGTCTCGCCTCTGTGCCGGCCGGCCTGTACGTCATCGGGTCTCTGGACCCGGCGACCACCGGCGCCGCGGCCTTCACCGTCGGCGCCGTGGACAAGTTCTCCGGCAAGCGGTTCTTGTACGACGCCTGGAACGTGAAGCACCCGACCCCCGAGGGGCTGAAGGACCAGCTGAAGGCGATCACGAACGAGTTCTCGGTTCAGGAGTGGCGGATCGAGAAGACCGGCCTCCTGACGATGTTCACGCAGGACTTCGAGCTGAACCAATGGCTCGCCTCCCGGGGTGTCCGGCTCACCGGGCACTACACCGGCAAGAACAAGCACGACGTCAGCTTCGGGGTGGGCAGTATGTCCCCGCTGTTCGGGATCTACGAGCTCCAGGAGGACGGACTCCAGAAGGAGATCCTCCCCCCACTGCTCGAACTACCTCGCCACGACGGCGACATCCAGACTCTCGTTGCCCAGCTGGGCATCTGGACACCAGACACCGACCCCAAGAAGACCCCCATCGACATGGTGATGGCGCTTTGGTTCTTCGAGATCGGGTGCCGCGACTACGTCAAGGGCACCCAGGCCGTTCAGCGGCCCCGCAAGTACAGCCGCATGGCCTCCCCGCGCGACCGCGCGAGGGCCACGGTCGTTGACCTTCAGCAGTACAGGAGAACCTCGTGACGACGATGGAGCAGGCGCTCAGGACCGTCGAGCTGGGTAAGCAGAGGTTCGCCGAGCGGTGGCGGAAGAACCGCGACGTCCTCGCGATCCGCGAAGGACGGTGGAATCAGGTGGCTCCGGGGTTCTTCCCTGAGGAGATCCCCGAGCCGATGATCGCGAACTTCATCGACGTCGCGGCCCAGGCCGCCGCCGAGCAGATCGCACCGCTTCCGACGTTCACGTGCGCTAACCCGAACATGGCGACCGACGTTGCCCGGAAGGCCGCGGACAAGCGGACCAAGATCGCCAACCACTACGTCATGCGCTCCAAGCTTTCCGACCAGAATAACCTGGCCGGCGACCATCTCGGGAGCTTCGGCTTCACGGTGTACACCGTCGAGCCTGACTTCGCCGAGAAGATCCCCTGCATCTACGTCGAGAGTGCCCTGGGTGCGCTCTACCAGAACGACCGCAAGGGCAAGACCACCTGGTTCGCCCGGTGCTTCCGTCGGTCCGTACAGGAGCTGATGGGGGAGTTCCCCGAGCACGCTCTCCAGCTTGCTCGGATCCTCGGTGAGGCGACCCTCGAGGTCGAGGTCGTCCGGTACATGGACGCCACCGGCGACATCCTGTTCGTCCCGGAAGCCCGACTCGAGTTGGACCGGGTCCCGAACCTCATCGGGCGCTGCCGCGCCCAGGTCGTCGAGCGGCCGAAGGCCGGCGAGATCCCCCGTGGCGCGTACGACGACGTGATCTGGGTCCAGCTCGCCCGCGCTCGCTTCAGCAACCTGACGCTGCAGATCGCCGACGACGTCGCGAACGCACCGATGGCGGTGCCGCGCGACGTGAACGAGTTCGAGGTCGGCAACCAGGCCGTGATGCAGAGCGACTCGCCGGAGAAGATCGGGCGCGTCCGGATGGACGTCCCGAACACTCCGTTCATCGAGCTGCAGAACCTCCAGTCCGAACTCCGTACCGGCGCTCGCCATAGCGAGCTGCAGGACGGACAGAGCGACGCCAGCATCATCACCGGCAAGGGCGTCCAGGCGCTGCTCACGGGCAGCGACGGGCGCATCAAGACCTTGCAGGGCAGGATCGCGAGCGGCCTGACCATGGTCCTCGAGATGTGCTTCGAGATGGACGAGAAGCTCTGGCCGAACGTCGAGAAGAGCATCGCCGGCCTACAGGACGGCGCGCCCTTCGAGATGAAGTACAAGCCGTCGAAGGACATCGCCGGGAACTACACCTGCTCGGTGTCTTACGGCCTCACCGCCGGCCTGGATCCGAACCGGGCCCTGGTGTTCCTGCTCCAGGGGCTGACCTCGAACGTCTTCTCCCGGGACACCGTCCAGCGGCAGATGCCGTTCGACCTGGATGTCACCGCGGAGCAGAAGAAGATCTACGTCGAGAACACCCGCGACGCGATCGCCGCCAGTATGGCCGCGCTCGCGCAGGCCATCCCCGGGATGGCGATGCAGGGCGGAGACCCGACCGAGATCGTCATGAAGCTGGGCGCGTACGCCCAGGCCCTCCAGAAGGGCGCCACTGTTGAGGACGCCGTAGAGAAGGCGTTCCCTCCCGCACCACCTCCACCCGCACCGGAAGCACCAGTTCAAGGACAAGACCCGGCAGCCGGCGGAGGAGCACCACCCGGACCTGAAGGCCCGGCAGGACCTGGCGGCCCCCCTCAGGGACCTCCCGGCCAGCAACCCGTCGGAGGTGGACCAGCGTCCAACCTCCTGATGGCCCTGGCCGGAACCGGCCCGACCGGTGACCCGAGGCTGAGCTTCGGGGTCAGCAAGCGCAAGCCGGTGAACTGATTTGCTCCCCGCGGTCCTCAGGGACTCGCGGGGCTTTCCACCTCTACACAAGGAGACCCGGCATGAACGTCGGACAGCTGCACCAGGGCGACCTGCTTCCCATCGCGGAGAAGGATCCCGACCAGGCCGGTGTGCCGAGCATCGCCGGCCCCGCCTCGCCCACCCCTCAGGGTGGAGCGAACCCGAAGGAGGCGCCCGGCATGGTCGGGCGTAACCCGAATACCGCCCACTGATTCCGTCATGGAAAGCGAAGAGGGTGACGACTTCTACGAGGTCTTCGACGACGAGCCGGTCCAGGCCTGGGCGCCTGGCCG